CTGAATCTCACCTTCAATGATATCATTAATCTGAGCTTTCAGTTCTTCATCTTTCATTTCTTTTTCCTCTTCACTTTCTTCTCTGGTGGAATTGGTTTAGCATTCCATAGAGAAGGTTTTACATTACCTTGTGCAAAATCTATCTTCTGCAATCCTTCCTTATACTTATCCCAATACTCATCAAATATATCTACCTTACTATCAGCCATGACTATATCATAAGTCATCTTATCCTTCTCAACATAAGTCACAAGATAAGCATTGCGTGGCAATGACTTATCATCTGCTGCTGACTTCTCACAATTTGCATGAATAATATTGCAAGACATTATGACCTTCCACCCCACTGAATGTCTGGGTATGCCTCTTCTACAACATCAAAAGAAACATCATACAGTTCCTCCAAGTTCTTATCCTTTACAGCTATAACAATGTCTGCTTCTTTAGGATGAAGACCTTCTAGCATTTGAATGAAAATAGTTTCCCTTCTAATGGTAGACAATTGATCATTACCACCCTTGACAAAATTGTATAGAGATCTCTGCTCTCTACGTAAAGAAGAATGATCTGTACCTAGAGGACTCTCATTGGGTTTGTATGGAACTGAACCTTGTGGTAAGAGTGATATCACTGAATCATCAAAGTTCCAAATGAAAAGACTCTTTAAGATATCACACTCATATTCTTTGAGTAGTGCAACTTTATCTGCATCAGTCTTTTGCTTAGATACTAATTCAAGTATCTCATTCATGAAGGGATTGGAAGGAAGTTTCTTAACTACTGGTTTCTTCCTTGGTTTCCTAGTCTTCTTAGTTCTAGGACTCCCCGTCGTTGTCATCATCGAGTTCTCTGTCATGGTTTTCAATTCTTAAAGCTAAAATTTCATCAGGAACTAAGTTCCCATTTGCATCAAACATTTCTGGATGCGAATAAACTACTTGAGGTGTTGTTTCATATGAATGTTGTCTTGCCATCCATCCTATCATACCTCCAACTAATAATGCAAGCATAGACATTACTGTCATAAGTGTCAAGGTTACTACAAGTGTTTCAGACATGGCACTCCTCCAGTGAGTTTATTTTTTTCTAATATCCAAGTAAAAATTTAAGTGAAAGACAATCTCTCTATTCCATAGAGCAATTAGGTTTCCAAATTTTACTTGAAAAGTTTTAGGTTTTTCTGGTTCCTCTGGTTTGTTCCTCCTTCTTAATAGTAACTCAACACCCCTGTTGATTTCAGGTTTGTCATTATTTAGAGAGTTTTTTTCTTCTGCCTGGTTTTCTGTCACGTTGATACCTCCATGCATCCTCCAATATACTATACAAATAATTCTTTATCTTTCTTGCTTGAGGTTTAGGTATGTGACCATATGCCTCACGTAATTGTTTATGGTCGTTATCTGAACCACCCTTAATATACCCTTCAAGTTCTAATACCTGCTCAGATATTTCAGCAGCGGTAGAACTCTCTATAAAAGAATCTACCTCATACTTTTTTGTCTTACGATATTTTAGATAGTCATAGAACTTGAGGGTCATCTTACCATCAAATGCTAACTCAATAGCATGTTCTATCATATCATATACATTTTCAAAATCGTCTTTCATTAGACCAACTTCTTTTCTTTTAAATACTGAACTGTTTCAAAGCAACCACCAAGATTCTGGTGATCTAAAACTACCTGAGGGAAGGTAGAACCCTGACCAAACTGACCATAGAAACCTTCCTTATCAAAGTGTTCATCCAGTTTATAAACCACATGGTTTAACTTTGCTAACTCTAACACCTGCACCACTTTTGTGCAATAAGGACATCCATCTTTGGAATATACTGTGAAGTTATTCATCTAATTCTTTTGATTTGTTTTTGATAATAATTCTATCATTCTTATAATCAGGGACAAACTCTAAGACATCATCATGACCCCACATGAGTTCTTCATATAAGGAATTGAGTCTATCCATATCTTCCCAAAGATCATTCACATGATGAGTTTCATCACCCCAATGATGTTCTTCTGGTTCTAGATCTCCGTGCATATGTTCTCCATGAACAGTTTTTATTTAGTTTCCATAAAAAATGGAGGGACTTTTAATCCCTCCATATCCTAACAAATATTCAGTTTTAAATCAAGCTTAACCTATTGCAGGAGCAACAAGTGCAACTTCACTAGTCTCTGCAGCAGCAAGGTCTAGTGGGAAGTTGTGAGCATTACGCTCATGCATTACTTCCATACCAAGGTTTGCTCTGTTAAGAACATCTCCCCATGTAGGTACAACCTTACCTGATGAGTCTACTACTGATTGGTTGAAGTTGAAACCATTAAGGTTGAATGCCATTGTGCAGATACCCATTGAGGTTAACCATACACAGATAACAGGCCATGATGCTAGGAAGAAGTGAAGACTTCTGCTGTTGTTGAATGATGCATACTGGAAGATAAGTCTACCAAAGTATCCATGAGCAGCAACAATGTTATAGGTCTCTTCTTCTTGACCAAACTTGTAACCATAGTTTTGTGAATCAAGTCCTGTGGTCTCTCTGATTAGAGATGAAGTAACCAATGAACCATGCATAGCACTGAAGAGTGCTCCACCAAACATACCTGCTACACCTGCCATATGGAATGGGTGCATGAGGATATTATGTTCTGCTTGGAATACAAACATGAAGTTGAATGTACCTGAGATACCTAAAGGCATACCATCAGAGAATGAACCCTGACCAAATGGATATACAAGGAATACAGCAAATGCTGCAGATACTGGTGCAGAGTATGCAACACAGATCCAAGGTCTCATACCTAATCTGTATGAAAGTTCCCACTGTCTTCCCATGTATGCTGAGATACCAATAAGGAAGTGGAAGATGACCAACTGATATGGACCACCATTGTACAACCACTCATCTACATTAGCAGCTTCCCAGATTGGGTAGAAGTGGAGTCCAATAGCATTAGAAGATGGAACTACAGCACCAGAGATGATGTTGTTTCCATACATGAATGAACCAGCAACTGGTTCTCTGATTCCATCAATGTCCACAGGTGGAGCAGCGATGAAAGCAATGATGAAGCAAGTGGTAGCAGCTAATAAGCAAGGAATCATTAGGACTCCAAACCAACCAACATAAATTCTGTTGTTTGTGCTAGTAACCCACTCACAGAACTCAGACCATCCTGAAAGGAGTCCTTGTTCTCTTTTTTGAAGAGTTGTCATGAGTACAACAAATAATAGTAGGGCTCAAAGGGTAGAGCGATACTGTTATTTCCACCAATCCCTTCACTGGTGGATATGAAAGACGTATTTTACTTCCTCAGTCTTGGTTAGTAGGAAGATAATGTGAGCAAATGCCCACCAATTTATTTAGTATAAAGAATTGTTAAGCATTTGTCAAGACCCCTGTGCCACCTTCATCATCGTCATCATCCTCTAGTTCATTTTTTAACTTAGCAATTCTCTCCTGTAGTTCATTATAATCTTCTATATCACAACTCTTTGCTTCAAAGGTAACACCCATCAATTCTTCACCAGGTTCTACATCAAGCATTTCTGGATGTATTCTTTTAGTTACCTGCTTAGTCCAGTAGTTAGCGTTATATTCCTGCACTGGTTTAGAAGACCAACCTTTTATAATAGATCTAACTGCCCATACCAATAGGGCAAACCAAGATACTGTAAATAGAAAATCTGTAAGTGGGTTCATCTTCTGAATATTCTTTCTATTGGCACTTGTCTTACCTTATCTATAACATCATCCAATATATCAGTCTCAATCTGTTCTTTAACTTGATCAATAACATTTACATCAAGGTGCATAAATGGTGGAATGATACCAAGTATACGCAATAATCCATCAAGAAACAATGCAAGGCAAGTGAATCCAAGAATCATACTAATGATAGTTGCTTCTCTATTATGCTTTGCCATTGAAGCTTCATCAATCCTACGTGCTTCCTCTACAGCAAAAGCAATCATAGAATCCACCTCTGCTTTAGTGTAGCAGATCTTAGTGATAGTTTCTTCTGTCATTAAAACTACTTATACAATATGAGTATATCATATGATCTATATTTATCCAATAGCATACAGTATCATGCATTACAATGTCAAGGATGCTAAATAAAACACGGTTTGGTGTCACTAAATGAAAAGATTCTTACCTATCGTTATGCTTTTGATGAGTGCTCCACTTGCTGCGAGGGCAGATATTACATCCAGAATGACTTCTAGTGTTCAGCTGACAGTCAATGCTGCTGCAACTCAAATGAATAGAATTGGCTCTTCATTTAGCATCACTGGTAATAATGTCGATACAACTGACGGTACTACTGCTAATACAATTAGTGCTGGTACTATAGCATCAGGTGTCTATTCTCCTGGTACTATTGCAGCCACGCAGGATGATCCAGGTGAGGCATTCAGCTTCACTCAAGCATTTACTCAAGGAGATGCAATAGATACAACTGGACCTGATATAGGTGATGTATCTGCATATGGTGATCAGTTGTCTACTGCAGCAGGTACAAAAGATACCTTAGCTGGAACTGTTACCACTCAGGGTGCTCTTACTGTAACCGCTGGAGGCGCAGGTACAACAGCTACAGGACAGTTTGTAACTGAATTGTCAATCAACTAGTAGGTCATGAAAAGGCTTATAACTATACTAGTGTTATTGGGTAGTACAGGGGCTGCAAAAGCAGTCCCCGTGGTCCCAAATTTTCAGCAAGGCTCAATGACGAGCCACACGGAGACTGAATCTACAGTCACCGAAA